TTTTTGTATCGCTGAGTTTAATTGCGCACTATCAAACTTACCACCGTTTCTTGGATAGAATTCTATCTTATTAAAGGATATTTCATCACCTTCTTTATTTTTAAAAATGTCTCCGGGCTTACGATTCGCTAAACCAGTAGATTCTAATAGTTGATTTAATTTGTCTAAAATATCACGCATAATCTGTATTTAGTTTAAACTTGACTTGTATCTTGTTTATTGAACCATTGATGTTCATGTAAACTGTTTGCTTTTAACGCTATTCCATGCTTCTTTAGTTTTTTACGCCAAATGTAAAAACTAGGACCATGGCTCATGTGTCTAGGCATACCACGTTTCACACGAATATTACTATACACGTCCCACTGATATTGATGTACCATTTCATGTGCTAGTGTGCTTATCATCCATTGCCTACAATACCATTTGTCACACAGGTGTAGGGTACAAAAACTTTTAGTTTTACGTATTGGACCTTCAACTCCCACACATATACCCACACAATCACGTAACCTACGTATAACTATTTTGGGCATGGGTAATTGATTATAAAAAATATCACGATTTATCAGTCTATAAATTGCCTTAACCTCTTTAAGTTTAGGTTTATAACATTTCCGCCTTTGGTCCGTTTTACTAGGAAGGGGTTGATCCATAAGAGTTTTAAGGTCTCTAAACTGCATTTTCGTATTTAACTATAAAAAATACACTCCATTATAAACCCGTTAAATACATTTTTAGGAGAAACATATATGTTATGGTTATTATTAGCATTAGTCGCAGTCGGCGCTTTCATTTGGTATGTAAACCGTGATGAAAAGCTTGACTCAAATGACGACGGAAAAGTAGATGTAGCAGAAGCTAAAGTAGCAGTTGAAAAGGCTGTTGCTGAAGCCAAGTCTTTAGCAGATGTCAACAAAGACGGTAAGGTCGATGTTGCTGACGTTAAGGCTGCTGGCAAGAAGGTCAAGGCTGGAGCCAAGAAGGCTGCTGCCAAGGTCAAGAAGCCAAAGTTAAAAGTAGCAAAGTAATTTGCTATGGACATAGGGTTTGATTTAATAAGTGACCTTAACCTATTGCCGGAAGATAGTTTCAACTGGGAAAATAAGGCTACAAGTTTATATTGTATTATTGCAGGTAATATCAGCGAGGATACAAGAACAATTTTTCAAACCCTTAGTCATTTAAGTAAATTCTATCAAGGTATATTTTATGTACCTGGATTACTTGAATATAAAAATTGTATTGACATTGATCTTAGAACTAAAGAATTAGCACTCATTGCTAAAAAATTACCCAAAATAGCATTTCTATATCATAACGTTGTGATCATAGACGGAATGGCTATCGTAGGTTCAAATGGCTGGAACGCAGATAATCCAGATGATATTGACATGAACTTAATTAAGAATAGGCTTGATGATATAGCCTACCTTAATAAATCTATTATGAAGTTGCAAACTCATTTGGATGTTAAAAAAATTCTGCTAATAACAGCGTGTATACCTAGACGGCAGTTATACTTTGGAAAAGTACCCGATCATGTTGAAGATCATATTTATCCTGATTATTGTTTAACCAGTGATACAGAAATGAAAATCACACATTGGGCTTTTGGTGGTGTAGAAAGGGATGTTGATACGGTGTTTCGTACTATACATTATATGAACAATCCATATACTAAACAAAAGCCCTATTGGGCCAAAAGAATTACGATTGATATTTAATTTTTTTCTGCTTCAACTTTAATCTGCAACGGATAACCTTGCGCTCTAGCGTCAAGTGTCACTTCAATACCCTTCTGTTCTGCAATTTCATAAGGAAGGACAGCCACCACAGCACTACCCTCTTCATGTACTTTAGTTGTGATTGAACTTGCAGTATCCGGATTATAATTAAAATATTGAATTAGTGAATTAACTACGAACTCCATTGAAGTCACATCATCATTAATATAAATGATTTTAAACATAGGAGGTTCTATAAGTCCTACATTTGGCTTAATTTTTTGTCGTGCGTCGGAATTTGGAGTTGGCATAAAATTTTATCCTTTTATTAAGTGTTCGCAGCCAGTCAATCTACTCTTGTATAATTAAGTACATTGCCGACACCATATTGAGCCTCTCCGATTGCTTTTGCTTGCCAATCATAATCAGCCCATACATAAGCGTCAACAGTTTGATATGTATTGATACGGACCCAAAGTTTATATTTGTACATAACCGACTGCGAACACATTGTCTTACTATAATATTATTTATTGAATGTAATAGCAATCTTCTTGGGCTTTAATTCATCAGGAACTTTGCGCTCAAGTGTGATTGATAATATTCCATTCTCACTTTTAGCACCAATCACTTCAACATGGTCTGCTAGAGTAAAAGTACGTGTAAAATTACGTGAACTAATACCGCGATGTACATATTCATATTGCTGTGCTAATTCTTCTAAACTTTCAATTTGCTGCCCTTCAATAGTAAGTACGTTCTTATCAACAGTAATTCCTATATCACCTTCACGGAAGCCAGCAACAGCCAATTCAATTACAAACTTATCATCATTGTGCTTGACAATGTTATAAGGTGGATAGTTTTGATTTGTCTGTTGTGCTGAAACTCGCATTAGTTCGTCAAAAATGTTGTCGAAACCAATACCGAATTTGTGAATTGACGGAACGTCAAAGGAACGTAATGTTAATGTGTTTGTCATTTTATTTCTCCTGTTAAGCAAGTTAATGACTATACAGCCCCGACCATCGGCAACTGTATTAAGTATTTATTATACTGGATTTCGCAAAAAATATTACTTTTTACGGGCGAATGCGTTTTGCTGGGCTAGTTGTTTTTGCCAACGCTTTTTAGCCATAGCACGGGCAACTTTATTTTTCACGCTGGGTTTGGTATAAGTCTCGCGCTTTTGGAGTTCTAGGAGCAGTCCGCTCTCAGACACTTTCTTTTTAAATTTTCTAAGTGCCTTTTCTATATTATCGTCTTTAACTATTACCTTTCTACCGTTCATGCTCATATTAGTGATTTAGGACTTAAAACGAGGTCCTGACTAATATTTATCTGTTTAATACCTTTATTCTTGTATTTGAAAATGTTGTACATATGAGGTAATAAGCACTTTTCAATCTCTGTTTGTAATCCACGAGCACCGGTCTTTAATTTTAAACAATTTTCAGCGATTTGCTGAATCGCATTATCATCAAATGATAACTCTATGTCATCTATACTAAACAAATATTTGTATTGGTCAATATAGTTATTTTTAATAGAAGTAAGCACTTCCCTTAACTGTTTTTTATCAAGGTCTTTAACTGTACTCATCGTGGCAAATCTACCCACAAACTCAGGGATAAGACCAAACTTAGTTAAGTCATCCGGTGTAGTATAGGGTAAGTGATCTTCTAACGATGAACTTTTAATGTCGGCGCTGAAACCTATAGTTGTACCCTTTAATCTAGCCTTAATAATATCACTTAGACCGACGAATGCACCGCCGGCTATAAACAATATATTTTTAGTATCAACGACTAACATGTTACCATCAGGATGCTTACGACCTCCACCTAATGGTATACGGCATTTGGTGCCTTCAATTAGTTTTAGTAATGCCTGCTGTACACCTTCACCACTAACGTCACGGGTGATGCTAGTGCTTTCCCCCTTACGTGCGATTTTATCTATTTCATCAACGAATACGATACCACGCTCTGCTAGTTTAACATCGCCGCCGGCGGCATGTACAAGCATAGTAATCATGCTTTCAACGTCATCACCGACATATCCTGCTTCGGTAAGACTTGTGGCATCTGCGATAACGAACGGTACATCTAAAAACTTTGCAGCAGTTTTAGCAAGTAATGTCTTACCTGATCCAGTAGGACCCATGATTAAAACATTGCCTTTTTGTATTTCTAATTTTTCGGGCGGTGATAAGATTCTTTTATAGTGGTTGGCAATAGCCACACTAAGGATTATTTTAGATTGTTCCTGCCCTATCACATGATCATCTAAAAAGTGTTTGATCTTGATTGGATCTAAGTTTTTTAATTTAGGTCCGTCATCATCAAGTATTGGACTATCAGGTTTTACATCCTTTTCTACTAGTTCGTGACATAAATTTGCACAATAGTCACAAATAGCCACATCGCCTGAAACAATTAATTTTTTTCTTTTATCTTTGTGTTCGCCGCAAAACGAACAGTTGAACAACTGGTTTTCTTCAGACATGTTTTATTTAGTTATAGGTTTGACTTGAAATAAATCTTTCACAACCGCATTCGTTTTGCGGTAAAATAAATGTTTGTACGCTACCCAAGTCATTAGGCTTCAATCCATAATATGCCAAATCAATTTCTAATTGAAATTTTCTAGTTTTAGTATCACCGGCATATAAAAAGTTAGTCGTGTTTGATACATGATGATTTAACTTCAAATTACCGCCCAATGCAGGCAAGCGTGTCTCATATAGTAATTCGCTACAAACTACCTTTACTAGTTTATCCTGTCTGTTATAAATTTCTACGCGCAACACAGGATGCTTTTCTAGTATTGTGTTCTGAATAAAATTAAAATATTTTATATCATCAATTACAATTTTAGTTTTGTCTACCGTAATTTGCTTATTGATGATATCAAAATTGTTTAAGGGTCTACCGATATGGTCAGTCTTTAAAATTTCGTTAAAGTACTTTCTCTTTTTACCAAACGATAGAAAAGTTGTTTCCATAGCCTTGAAGTAATTTTTATTGCCTTGCAAGGCGTAGGGCACAATTAATATTGTTTTTTCTGTATTCTTATTATAATTAAAGTAGGGCAAATCAACACTATTTACAATGCTGTAAGCATTGGTAGGATAGTCATCTAAAAAATGACTTAGATATTCAAGTGCTTCCTTATCCTTATCTTTAACTCTATCAATAACAAATTGAGCCTCATCTCCGTTTATCTCAGAATTATCTCCGGTTCTGATGTTAAGACGATGCGACTGATTTGTTTTCTTTAATTCAAGTTCTAATGTAACCTGAGTTAAGTTTTCTTTTTTAGAAACGTTAATAATTTTAATAGTTTCTAAAAAGCACGAATTATAAAGTGTAACCTTGTTATATGTGTTAACACGATTCTTATGAATGCGATCACTTAAAACATTAGTACCGCAGTATTTCTCGCTGGCTAATCTGATAGCATTAGTCTTTGCCTCGTCGAGGTTATTTCCCATTCCGATAACTTGTATCTGCTGACCAGCAGTAGCGAAACTGCTAGCCAGCAACATAGTCACAGATACAATATTTTTCATTTTACTACAGGGCGCGAGCCTGCTTCATAAGATCAGTATTCTTACGACTCCAACCTATAGTGCAACTTACTTCTTGCTTACCGACAACTTCTTGGTTGATAGGTTGCCATCCTTCCATAAACCCACTAGCGGTTTGACGAACAGTATTAGTTACAACTACTGTAGTATCATTGAGGTTTTCACGATCACTAGATTCCGTAGCCCCAATATCACGGTTACTATTCTGACTTTCCTTGCTGCCACTAATTTCTGTGCTAGTACCGGTACGCTGAACAGTGCGCGAACTATCTACTCGCTGACCCATCCAGTGACGGACATTAGCAAGGGCATACCCACAAGCAGCATCCATTGCGTTCTTGCGATTGTTTGTTGTTCCTCCGTTGCTAGGAGCAACACTCGTAGCCTCAATAGCAAGAATCTCACACTTGCGGCCAAACAACTTGCTTACTGTACCGCATCCCTTGCTAGTAACCTTGATGCCCTCAGCAACAAAATCAGTGCTAAGTTCTTCTTCACGTACTGTATCTACCTTAGGAGGCTTACTAGCGCAAGCACCCAATGCCAAAGCAACAGCAATAACAATTAGACTCTTATTCATAACACGTTTACTCCATAGTTTTTGAAACGTATATTAAGTATAAGATAGTCTAGATTTTAGGTCAAGTATTTTGGTTACCTTTTAAGTACGCTTCAATTTCGGCACGTTCAAAATCACTAAGGTTGTCCAAATCATATTCACCGTTGCCTACCTTTCCTACAAGGAACTCTAAGTAGTCTTTATTATCAAGGTAAGTTTGGCTGATATCCTTGTTTTGCTCTAGCCATTTCTTACCATCAAACTTGAATACACGGTTCGGTAATACATCTACACGTACAAAGATATCACCCTTCGCTGCCATTTTGGGGAATTGTGTTCCAAAATTAGTGCTTGACGGAGTTTTACCTAAATCTGCTTTGGCTGAAAATAAATCTGGGCGTAATTCGCGTATCGCGTCTTTACGAAATAAACCGTTGTTAAATTCAACATATCCGTTACCCACATCATGTAATGGGGTAACTGTTTCATCTGTAGTTATTTCTTTAGTTTGCTTTTGATTTTGTAAAACATTTTCCAACTGTGGAATAGAATTGGACTTTTGTTCCAATTTGTTAGATTCTTCCAACTTAACTTTTCTTTTAGGTTTACTTTGTTTAGGTTGGAACTCAACTTGTTTATAGGAAGTTTTTCTTTCAGGTTTCGCAATGCGAACAATAACCTTATTTTTATTAGGTCTAATTTTTTTAGGTTTACTGGAAATCCTTTTCCTGTTATTTTTATTAACTTTTTTTTTACAGGACTTACCTGCTCTACTATCTTCATGCCGCCGTCAGCGGTCATTTCCATATTACTTGCTTTAGGTTGTTCGGGTTCAGGAAGTGGAGTTGCTCTACCCTCTTTTTCACTTTCAGATAATGGTAGATAACCATTTTCACCGGCAAACACAAATTCTTCTTCCTTCTTTTCAAACTGCCACTTATAACTGCTCATGGCAGCAATAACCAGCATCAACGCTAATGGGTCGAATACGAATATTAATAATATAATTACCCAACGTACAGCACGTTCTAGTGTTGCTGAATCAGGATTGTCCCCGTAAATAAGGGCAGCAATATACTTGATTGGGCCGACTTCTGCTTCTATCTTACGGAACTTAGCACTGATAGGAGCCTTTTCTAAATTAAGATTTTGTATTTCAAGGTTGCTCTTTTCAATACGTTTTTGTGCTGCGCTGATCTCACTATTAAGTGCGGTACGTTCTCTACGCTGCTGTTGACGTATTTGTACAGCGCGTTCTACCCCTGCTTCGCTATCGCCGCGATCAAGTCTAGCAGTTAATTGCGAATCCATTTGGCTAAGTGTTTTACGGGCTGCTTCAATATTCTGACGTTCACTACTAATCAATTCTTTTTGAATAGCAATCTTTTCATCAAATAATTGTATTTGAGCAGCGACATCACCTGTTGGGATGCCTTGGTCCATATGTGCTTTCGACAAAAAGCCAAATATACCCATACTTGTAACAAGTGCAAGGACTATGACGGCGCCCGCCAAATATGTTTTCATTAACCATCTACACTTGTCCCAGTAGCGGTGAAGCCATACAGTAGTCACTACCTTAGCAATCTCAAGGCTTGCGCCCATGATGATGATAGGTATTACAGCAGCAGCAAATATAGCAGTAAGTCCTACTACGCTATACCATGCTGCAATGGCACTTAGCGTTAGTGCTGTGACTAACGCTACAGTAGATAGACTAAAAATCTTTCTAATTAATAGTGGCATTAGAATATTTAGTATTTTTTTATCCTAAATAAGTGTATATTATTCTCTAGGCTCAGGTGGCTCTCCTTCCCCAAAAAGATAACCGTATGTTCCAATAAATTCGTTAAGTTCCATAACTAATTTTCTAGGTATACCCGGACCTTGTTGGACGTGGTATGTAACTAGATGTGTGTCCTCATCACGACTTTTAATTTGCATGATTTCTAAACTGTCACCATCCGCAAATACAAATTTTTGTCCAACTAAATCCTTTCTCAATGTAATACTTCCTCGTCACTATCATAGTCATCATCATTTGAATCATTTGATCCTTCTACCTTGTAAGATACATCATATCCGCCCTTACGATCAGTCCACCAATCATCATAGCGATCATAGTTATAATTTTCAATAAAATCGTAAAAGGTATCAAGTTCTTCGTCGGTAGGTTCATCGCCGCGAGGAGTATTCCAACCGTCGCCTGAGTGGCTAATAATTTCTTCAAATCTTGTTACACTACCAAATGCTTCAGCAATATCCTCTTCAGGAATATCATATGTGAATTCACTATTAACCTGATGATGTTCAGTACGTACAATCTTCATGTATATCTCCTTTTTTATATTATATCACTTATCGTCACGGAAGCGAACAAAACGGGGGAATCTGAGACTGTAAGTTCCATCTTGATTTTGCGTAATAGCATCGCACAACACTTCAGCAGTTTTGCCAACTACGCAATCCATCTCTACATGGTCAGCCCAAAGTGTATCACGATCACTATCACTAAATCCACTACCCACATTGACTGTGATATGCTTACCATCATCAATGCCATCACATACCAATGCACCGAGACGGCCCTTGTTACGACCAGTACCTTCTTCAAGGGCAACGACCTTGAGATCGTAAGTATGTGTAGGCTTCCACTTCATCCAGAAAGTATTACGCTTACATTCATATGGGCTGTTCAACTCTTTGATCATGATGCCTTCAAATCCAGCATTGACCATATCGTTAGCATAACGATGTAGTTGATCACGCCCTTCTCCAGTATCAAGATCAACCTTGATATGCGACAATAATTCTACATGGGGCATAGTATCAATGACTGTGCGCATACGCTCAAGTATATCAATACGCTTATGTAGTTGTGCGTTCCAAAATCCATGCTCCCAGTTCTGTGTAGGGATGATATCAAAGATATTGAACACGCTATCGCTAGCATCAGCCTTTTCTTTACGTCTTGCTTGACGCATCAATTCTTGAAAACTCTGACCAGTGACCTCGCCATCAAGCCAGAATCCATCTGACAATGCCCTATCACCGACACTACGTATCAGTTTGGTATAGTTGTCTTGTATCTCTTTCTCAATGACATCAAAGTTCTCAAAGATTTTACCATTACGGCTATAGCAAGTCGTATTGACATCGCCAAAATCATTGATACTGACGCGCATCAATACACGAACACCATCCAACTTGGGTTCGAGGCGTTTGATACCCCTCATCTCAGGACGACCTTCGCTATTAGTAGCAAGTTGACAACCGAAAACAGGAATCTCGTATTCTGATTTCTTCACAACCTTGTTGAATGTCTTATCACTGATACCGCAACGCAAGTCCTTGCGAATCACATTACGACAAAAGTTATTCCATTCGTCACTATCAAATCGCTGACTCATAGCATCAACCTGATCACGGGCACTATTACCTGTGTACTTACGATTCATCAAATCAAATAGCAAAAGCCTAAAATCTTGCCAAGGATTTTCACGACCTGATGCTTCATCAATAGATGGCACCTGTCTGAGATAAAAATTTACATATGGGTTATATGTGAGATTGACAAATTCTAGGAAACGCTTGCAACTATCATTACCAAGTGTTGCCATTTCATATGCCTGCTTGATAACATCTTCTTTGTGAAGCCTGCTATCGCTTTCGTTTAGTTTATGAATCCAATATGCCATGCTCATAATCAATTCCTCAAAGTATGCCACATTAGTAACTTGCTAACACCATCGTGAACAAAAGAATAGTTTCCGTGATCAACTAGATTCACGGACTGATACCCATTCTTGATATGTTTACGACGGTACGTTTCAATTCTGTTAGGGCAGTAACTAAAACTATATCTCAACTTTTTACCTATAGTGCCGCTGAACAATACGACCTTATCACGATTGATAAATCGTTGTGTTGTGTCCCAGTCCCAACGATAATAGGTCATAAAGGCGCCCCAAATTTTTGTAGCACCTTCAACTTCCTTTATACAAATGTATTCATACTTTGGACTTACATCGTAAACTTTCATACCATCTCTTATGCTGATAAAATTGCCCAACTCAAATGCTTTTCAACTTGAGGTATCAAGTGTTTAAATTTTACTACATTCAAATCATTACTACAACCGTTATAGTCCCGTTTTTGCCGTAATGTCTTGACATC